CAATCAACATGAGCAAATTCTCCACCATTGAGCTCGAATTCCACGTATCCTCCGCCACTCGACCCCAGTGCCAACCTTTACACGATCTGTGATCCAGAAACTGGCATCCCAATTGGTGTCAACAAGCCGCAGTGGCGCATCTATGACTACAACTACGATCTCACAGTCCTCGAAGAAAGATACAATGTTTTAACATTCATTGGCGGAAACTGCGCACTCATGTATGCAAGATAAGACAGCGTGGCACCTTGCACGTTGCATTTAGCAAATCCAAATCACATGTTTGAGAGAAAATCATTACAATAATAATATTATAATAATTTAGTATTATAATACTTTATTTTCGAAGACCACCACGCAATAAAAAAATGGGTCGCCGTCGTGAAATGAATTTAAAACATGTCAATTCTCTCAATGGAACAGGAACCGACACCAATGAAGACCCATCCTATTCTCCCACCCCGTTTGTGAACTACCTTTACACCATGGTCCAAATACTGCTTTTGTTGTTTTTCTTTTGTTTCATGACAACAAATAACTATTTGAATGCCAAGTATTTTGATGAAGATACGGACTATCCGGTTGGCACCACATTGAAGGATTTGATCAAAAAAAATAAAAATCCATATTGCAGTTCTTTTGCGGATTGCAGTGAAGTTCCTCTCGCAGAATCTGAAACCGTTTCCAAGCTTGGCTGGTGGTTTCAAACCACGCAAGAATCATGCTACCGTGTTGCCGGCATGGGATTACATTACTACTTGAAGTTTTTACAAGACTGGTGCACTGGCGGAAAAAACGGCATCCCTTACACCGGATACATTTCTTTTGCTAGATGGACCATTTTTGGAATACTAACACTCATTTCAATTGTTATATTGTTTTGCATTGTATGGTTTATATTCTTGCCTGGATGGTTCGGAGGATTGTTTGCATTTTGGAAACTGCAAACTAACGACATCCAAGCGTTTGCATTGTTTTGTTTTTCTGTGTTTTTAACGTTTTGTTTTGGATGGGTTTGTGTATTCCCAGTTATATACGAATTTTTTCAACTGATGTATTTGTTTTTCTTTAAACAACTTGTTTCAAATTCGGACAACTATGGCCCCGAGTTTTCAAAGCGCATGTCAAACATGATCATCGTTTTTGTTGTTGTTGCAGTGATTGTTGCGATGATTCAACTGCCGCCAATCAGCGCCGCAATCATTGCAGGCATCATGTTTTTGGCGATGCTGTTAATGAAAAATAAAAGTTTATATAAATCCGCATAAACACACTGCACATACATTTGTATAAATACTGAATCATAGTAAAAATAAAAATGACGACAGCAACTTTACCAATGGTCAGTGTGTGCACACCAACATTTAACCGTCGTCCGTTTATTCGAGCGATGATTCAGTGTTTTGATCATCAAACATATCCACGCGAACGCATGGAGTGGATCATCATTGACGATGGAACCGATCCAATTGAAGACCTTGTGTCAACGCATCCATGCGTGCGATATTTTAAACTGGATGATAAAGTGTCTCTCGGTAAAAAACGAAACATGATGCACAAAAAAGCACGCGGCGACATTATTGTTTATATGGATGATGATGACTACTATCCACCTGAGCGTGTTTCATATGCGGTCGACACGCTGCTTGACCACAAAAACAGGAAAACAGGGGTTAAGATTGCAGGAAGTAGTGAAATGTATATTTATTTCAAGGCACCACAAGCTCTCATGGTGCAGTTTGGTCCGTATGGACCCAATCATGCAACTGCTGCCACATTTGCATTCTGGAAAGAGCTGCTTTCCGAAATGAATCTCAAATACGATGAAAACGCACATGTGGCCGAAGAACGCGCATTTTTACGTGGATACACCGTTCCAATGGCCCAGCTCGATCCCACAAAAGTCATCTTGGTGTTTTCACATGACCACAACACATTCGACAAGCGCATACTGCTTGCAAACTTGGACAGAAAGGACGTTGAAACAAATATGAAAGTGAGCACTAAGATGCCAACTGATTTTATAAAAGAGCCGGAACTGTTGCAGTTTTACATGCACGATGTTGATGCAGCGCTAGTTGGATACGAACCTGGACGCCCTTCCATGAAACCAGATGTGCTTCAACAAATTCGAGAGAAAATGGAACAACAACAAAAACAATTCCAGCAAAAACACAAACAACAACAACAACAAAATCAACAACAGGATGCGATTTTGAAGGCGGTTATAACATTTAAAGCCCCTAATGCGGAAAATCGCAACATGACAGTGGAAGAATTGATACAAACAGTTCAATCCCAGGCTGAAAAACTGGAAAAAATGAAAGAGTTGTGTAATAAAAAAATCAGAGAAAACTCGGACCTACTTGCAACAATCAAGGACAGAGACGAAGTCATTGCAGCACACTTGGAAACAATTGAGCGCCAAAGTGCAATAATTGATTCCAATCATTCAGTTTAAAAATTTGAATTTTACATTGCCTCGATTTGACATAAATGACATGCGTGAGTGTGTCTGTTGCTTTGGTATTGGTATTGGCATTGGCCTTGGCTTTAGAAACTGCCTTGGAAATGAACCATACTTGTTTTCAATTTCCAAATCATGAAAATATTGAATAATGTCTGCATAGTCGCCCACAAAGGTAAAATTCGTCATATCATGTGATGGAAATGGCACAGAGTTTTCTAAACGGTTTCCATTTGAATGATGCTGAATGTAGTTATCTGGTTTATAAAAAAAATCTTTGGCGATGGTGCAGTCAGCCTGATATTCGTTTGGGTTGGTCTTATTGGAAATATTAACCATGAAATAGGTGAATGATCGATTGTCATTATTTTTTTTACCAAACATTCCGCCTGGAATTGTCCAAATGTGATTTTCATGGTCGCACATGATGTGCAGCTCCTTGTCTGGATGATTTATGAGCCAGTCATCCACTGCTGCTTTTTCACGAAAAGTTACTATCGAATCCAAATCCCGAGAAATCCATATGCTGACCAAAGGATCATCATTTGGTAAATAACGCAACGCTCGCAAACACAAATTTGTGCGAACCAAAAACAACTCAATGTCTTTGATTTGCGCCAATTTCTCTATAAACTCAACCGGTTCATTGTCAGGCATGTAAACTCGAATCGTCCATCCAGGATAAACTGTTTTTGCCAATTCATAATTGACAAATATTCCTTTATAAAATCCTCTTTTTATGTCTAACTCGTTGTTGATTCCGTAAAGTGAGAAACTTATTATTTTTTTATCTTGGACTGGATTAACGTTGTATGTTTTGGTGATTTTCAAATAAGCAGACATTGTTTTCACACTAGATTTACACTAAATCGATATTTAAAATTGCAAAAAAATTACCAATTTTCAAGTTCGTCTTCTGCATCATCTTGAACCACTTCACCCGGACATGTGCACTTGTTCAAGTAGCGATGCATGCGTTGAATGTCCAATTTCGTGATTTCAAATTCTTCTATGATGTCATTTATCTTTTTATCACATTCATTAGTTTCGGAATCATTTTTTAATGCAAATACACTCAAGAAAAATGCGAACAAATCTTTTTTGTCCATGCCAAATTTCTGGCACATCATTTGAATGAACAATGTGTTGTTGTATTCCGTGCTGTATTTCGTCAACACTTTGGTGAATCGCACCTCGGACGGATTGAACTTTGGACGCGTTTCAAATCGTTCATGATACAATTTGTTTGTGCAAAATGTTTTAATGAGAGAACTCATCTCATTGAACTGCCAAATTTGTTTTTGAAATGTAATACGGTCAATGTAATCTGCCAAACAAATGTTGTCCAGTGCGTCCTTGTAAAATCGAAATGCATCTGTTTGATTCGACTGTTTCGCCAATACATCCACAACATTTTCATGCCACAGTAAACCCACTATGGTTCGATCCGTTTCATTCATCATCGCCGAATGTTCACTCAAATTGCACGGTGCATTTATAAGTTTTTTGACAATCGTTTTGCTGTCTTCATTGTTTGCTTTTGGTTGAAATATAGTTTGAATAAGTTCACTGTTATAACCATCACCATTTGAATGTTTATTAAATATACTGCTAATGGTCTCAATTTTTCGAAGGTCTCCTTGTATGAATCGTGCCATATTCTTATGTAATGCAGCATTATCAGAGTTCAATTTCAATTTAAGAATAACACTCACTTGATCTAGCGTGGGCGTTTTGAGTTCAAATGCAACGCAAACTTTCATCAGTTCCCGTATTTTTTTATCCATGTGATAATTCCCAATGCATATAATGGGGTTCATTGTGACATCTTCTAATCGTTGTTTTTTCGTTTTTTTAGGACGCATCAGTTTGATAAGCGCATTAATGCCACCCTTGTCGCCGTTGTTCATTCCGTCTATCTCATCCATGACAATCGCAATGCGCTTTGGTTTATTTTGAAACATGGAAAGCACGCTGTGCTCGCTCATGTTGTGATTTGTTATGAGGTCAATGACCGACTTATTTCGTATATCGCCTGCATCATAACGAACCATGTCATAATTCAATGTCTTTAGCAGTCTCATTACAAATTCAGTCTTTCCTACACCAGGGTTGCCATATATGTAGATGCCACGCTTTATCATAAAATCACTTTTTTTAGCATAAAATGCATCCAACGCATTCGTGATTTCCTGTGCCGTTGACTCTCTCCCCAACACTTCATTGTAATTTATTGATGTCGTCAATACACTCGGATTTACTGCAACTGGATTAGCAACCAATTTTGCTTTTGTGGCTGATTTTGTTTTCGTTGCAATTTCTGCTGCAGGTTTCATTCTATCAAACTTAAGCAGAGTCAAATAATCCCGATTAGTATTAAAATTTGAGTTGTATTTAATATTAAATTGCGATGAATGAATTATTGCAGTCGATTTAGAAATAAAAATCACAAATATAAAAATAAAAACATAGTATATATTTTCATTTTTTTTGATTTAATAACCAATACATTCAAATTCAAATGGACACACAAAGTTCCGGTTCATTTTTTGATTCTTTTAATTTTCAGCGCATTGTTTTGACTATTGCGATCGTTATGCTGATTGCAGCAATGATTTTCATTGGATATTCTCTCTATCAAAAGTCAAGTGATGTGACTTGGCCGCCTGAAATACCAAAGTGTCCCGACTTTTGGACATATGACAGCACCAAAGGCAAATGCATGCCAGGCTCCGGCCAACCAACCGATAGATGTGAATACAATGGCATACCCGGCGGAACCGAAGGAGTTCCAACGTGCCCACCACCCAGTTGAAACTATGCAGTTTTCAACATAAATAAAAATAATTATATGTGTATAATTCAATAACTTATACACATCATAAAATAATGCAGTATCAACAAATCCAAGGTTCAACATATTCATCCAAACCAAGCAATGTACCAACAAATTCGCGCAAGCCGGCTCATTCAAATGGGCGAATCGACATTTTAGGCCCAAACATTGAGCAGCAGTTTGCCATGTATGACAAAATTCCGAATTCTAGCGCATGCTCCTCTTTTCGCGATGCCATGATCGGCAACTGGGAAAACACTGCACTCAGCGACGCCTTTTTCAGCACCGGAAACATGGAAATTGTCCAGAATGCGCTGCGCAACGGTGTTTACACCATGTCAAAAGGCGCATATTTGATCGGTCCACAAGACTGCGACAACTTGAAAATGATCATGCGCAGCGTCTTTCTGCAAAGCTCCATGAATTTAGCAACCAACATACCCGGTCAAATTGCCGCACTCAATAAAATCGTCGTGGACATGTTTGTGCCAAAGCTTTACAATGAAGCTCGGGCTTACATTCAATATAAGCGCGATGCCAGCACCATGTACAAACCAATTGACCGTCCCATTTACTCTGCCGAAAACGACAAGACCCTGGAACTGCAACCGTGGTTTTGATCAATGAAAGTTAAACAACTTGTACATTGTCAATCCAATCAGTAAGTCCGCTAAAAATATAGTAACTAAATGCAAAAACCTGGCGTAATGCACATGCAAGTTTATGCTTTCAGGGAAACGGGTTTTCCATAAAAGCTTCAATTCTTCAATGGTTTCATAAAGTGCAAACGCTGCAATAACAACCAATGCGTTCTTCAACGCAACCACAAACAAATGATGCACCGGTTTCATGTGTGTCGATTATTCCAATATGCATTATGAAAATAAAATAAAAATTGAATTTCTCTCAAACCAGTTTTTTGAATAACATGTTTGAAAGAAAATGACGTCTCGCGCCGAGTTATTCAAGAAATCTGGAAGAAAGAATTTTGAGTTTGAGAGATATTTGATGTCAACTGAATCCAAGAGTGTTGGTGCCGGCGGCTTTATCACCCTTGACAGCACGCGTTCTTATCTCGTGACACTGCCTTTATCTTACTTTGTGTCAAAACGAGCAATCACGCGCTCAAAAGGCAAAGCGGATGGCATGCCATTTGAAAGTTTCCGCATCATCAACATGCAGCAACCGGGAGGACATGCGCACTCTCTCATTTTGATAAAAAGCCACGCAATCAAGACCAATCCACATCACATTGCCATCTTTGAACCCAATGGACGCAACCGGTACTGTGGTTTTCGCATCCTGGATGACCACCATCACATCGACAAAACCAAACCCATGAAAAATGTCACCAAGGATTACAACATCATCTCTCCCAAGTTCAACATCAATTATGGTTCAAACACGCACAACCCAGGATACTGCGGAATTTACGGCATCATCTGTGTCGTTGCATTTCGCCACTATCGAAGCAGCACCGGTGCGCTCTGGTTTGCCAAATGGAAGAAATTGCTGGCATATATGAGTCAGTCGATTGACATCAATGTTGGGTCATTTGGAGTGCAACTTGCAGCTCAAGTACAAGAAATCATCGCCACAAATGCATGTCATTCATCGGCTGAACGGGAAATTGCAGAACTCATCCATGCATGCACTCGTCGCGCCAATATGAATCCAATTCTTTGAACCAAAAAGCCAAAAAGGAGAGAAATTTACTGTTTATAATCAAAAATTAAATAAAAAATATTTTTATTGAATTTCTCTCAAACTTCAAATCAGTGAAACCATTTTGTCATGCATTCATCAATTCAACATTCAATTAGGCTTTCTTGGCCTTGACAGTTTTCTTTGCAACCGCCGGTTTTGAATTACACTCCTGAGCAATCCGTTTTTCTTCCTGTTTCACGTATTCTGCACGTAGTTCTGCCAAGTCGGCCAACCACAGCTGCTCAATGCTGGTGCCTTGGAGCGTGGCATGCTCTACTTCTTTCTGCGCCTTCTCTTTCAACAGCTTCTGCACATTCTCTTCGCTGACGCTGTCCATCGGAAGACGCAGCAGATACTTGTATTGCACATCACCTTCCACCGCATCATACCCCTTGGTCTGCAGCATGGCCGTCAGTTCATCGCCGCGCTTTCGTCTCAGGTCAATGCTGCCATCCAGCAGTTCCTGGATGTATCGCGCCTTGTTGCTTAGCACACGCAGTTCTGCCGCCATGACCGCCAGCTGATGTGTCTTACGTTTGTCATATAGAGCGAGTCTTGTCGCATAGTAGTCCTGCACAATGTCGCGCACGTTGCCGTACTTCTTCAACTGGTCTTGGCTGTCAAACAGATGCATGTTGCTCGTGGATTCCGTTGTGTAAAGCTTCAACAACTTTTCAAGCGCAGTGCAAGATCCATGGTCAACAGTTGCGGTAAATGCAGGGCTCATGAGGTCTGCAGTGGACGGAAACGTGATCGTGAAATCCACCACAGTATCCGTGCTCATGTCTGCATAGTCTTTGATCGCGTTTGTTTCAATCAACGCCTCCAGGTGCTTCTTGAAGTCTTCTGTCCAGTATCCAACCGGAAGCTCAGACACGCGAACCTGTTTCTTGGCAGCATCCACGCTGTGGTTGCCGCGAATCAAGAACTTGCCACCAGCCCCGGATGTCAATGCAGTGATTGAACCCTTGAACCCGCGGTAATACGGCTCGATTGTCCCCCATTCTGACTCCGGCTTTTTGAGAAGCATGGCTTGAATGTACTCAATGATTTGCAGCGGGTTGTGGCACATGATGTCCGTGCTGAACCCCGTGCCAATGCCTTTCGTGCCATTGACCAGAACCATGGGTACGATTGGCGCGTAAAACGTGGGCTCCACCAGCTGGCCGTCGTCATCGAGATACTCCAACACGGCGTCGTCTTCTGCGCGATAAATCAGGCGCGTAATCGGGTTCAGCTGTGTGAAGATGTATCTTTCACTGGCAGAATCTCTGCCTCCCGATAACCTAGTCCCAAACTGACCATTGGGCTCAAACAGATTGATGTTGTTGCTGCCGACAAAGTTCTGCGCCATGCCAACAATCGCCGCATTCAGGCTCGCCTCGCCGTGATGATAACCCGAGTGCTCAGACACGTAGCCACTGAACTGTGCAACTTTGATTTCTGTCTTGAGACCGCCCTTTTTGAACGCCGCAAACAAGATTTTGCGCAGCGAGATTTTCAGACCGTCCATGCCATTTGCAATCGAACGCTGGTTGTCGTAGACCGAAAAGTGCTTCATTTCGCGCGTCATGAAGTCCTCGTACGACACGTGTTTGTGGCTGGTGTCCAAATGGTCGGCACGATTATATGTGGACAGCCACTGCTTGCGGTCATCGGCGCGCTTCTTGTTGAACACCAGGTCAATTGCGTCGTCGCTTGGTTCGCCGGTGTAAGCGAAATCCACGACCTTCTTGTGCTCGAAATACTCGCGGAATTCGCGCCCTGTGCTGGTTCCCAGACCCTTGTAATACTTGATATTCCAGGTGCTGACGTCAATGGGAGCACTGGTTGCGCTTGTGCCCGCTGCGCTTGTGCCTTGTTTCCATGCTTCAAACTCGCCTTCGTTGTAAAACACGCGTTCCTGTGCACCCTTGCGCGCCTTCAGAATTGGCGTGTTCATGAATCCAATGAATCCCGGGATGTGTGTCAGAGATGGCCACTCGCTTTGAAACAGGTTGATACCAAGGCCCTTGATGTGCGACCCATCCAAATCCTGGTCCGTCATGAACAACACCTTGCCGTATCGCAGACGCTTGGCCACATCTTCTGCAGTGTATTGTCGCCCATTTTCCAGTCCCAGGATGCGCTTGATTTCCGCGATTTCCGTGTTTTCTGCAATGCGCTTGACTGCCTCGCCGCGCACGTTCATGAACTTGCCTTTGACTGGATACACACCAATGGTGTTTCGATCTTCCTTACTCAGACCTGACACAATGCCTGCCTTTGCTGAATCACCCTCGCAAAAGATGATGGTGCATTGCGCAGATTTGTCCGTGCCTGCAAAATTTGCGTCAATGAGTTTGGGAATGCCACGAATGGTGCGCGTTTTTGCGCCGTCCGTCTTCTTCGCCGCCTTGGCTTCCTTGACTTCTGTCAAAGCACAAGCTGCATCCATGACACCCATCTTGGCGACTTTTTCCACAAACTCGTCGCTCACTGTGCATGTCGACCCGAAATTCGCGCTGGTAGTTGTCAGCTCGTCCTTCGTCTGGCTGGAAAATGCGGGATTCTCCACATCACAGCGCAAGAACAGCGTGAGTTGCTCCTTGATTGTTGCCGGCTTAACGTCCACTTTCTTCTTGGTCTTGATGAATGCCGCCAGCTTGCGCAATAGTTGGCCCATAATATATTCCACGTGTTTACCACCTTTCGATGTGCAAATGCCATTCACGAACGACACGTGTGCAAACTCGTCTGTGTTGGTTAGGCACACGGCGTATTCCCAGCGTTCGTTCGGGGCTTCATACACGCGCTTGACTTCCGGGCGAATGTAGAGTCCAATGTATTGCTTGAAATCCCTAACTGGCACAACGGCGCCATTGTATTTCACGCGGATGCTGCGGTCCGTGACGGCAGCGATGTCATACACGCGTTTCGCGAATAATGCAGTCATCTCAGGAGTGAGTCCTGCAATGCCAAATCGCGCGTAATCGGGACGAAACGAGATGCGCGTGTAAGGCTTCTTGCTGGCGCATTTGGTGATTTTTGGCGGGCAAATCTGGGTAAGATTCGCCTTGAATTCCTGAACATACTTGAGGCCGCGCACGTGGTCCACCGTTTCAACCGAGCCCCAAGTCGACCACACGAGAACCAACTTGAATCCAAAACCGTTTTTCCCGCCAACAATTTTCTCTTTTTTGTCTTCCGCATAGTTCGTGGAGGTGCGCAGGTGCCCGAAAATCATCTCTGGAATCCACATCTTGTGTTCGGGGTGCTGTGCAATGTCGATGCCGTTGCCGTCATTCGTCATAGTGATTGTTCCCGTCGCGGCATCCACCTCCACTTCAATTGACGTGACGGGGAGAGCATCTGGTTTGCCGTCCTTGATTGCTTGTGCCTGACGGATGACATGGTCGCGCATATTCACCAAGCCCTCATCCACCAACTTGTAGAGCGCCGGAATGTGCGTGAATGTTGCCAAGCTGATGCTTGTCGCCCCACCTTCTTTTGCATCAGCTGTAGTCGTATATTCGATGCATTCTGTGAGCTGAATTGAACCAATGTAAGTGTCGGGTTTCTTGAGAATATGCTCCAAGTCCGTCATCTTCTGATACTTGTTTGATAAATCATTTGTTGCTGCTGCCATCGTATTTGCGTATTTGATGAAATAAAGGGATACATGACATCCATTTATTCGCTTTAAATTGCTTCAATTTTTTGTTTTATTGTCTTCGACCATTTTTGACATGTGTTCAACATTTTCTCTTATGTGTTTTCTTCTTGTAGCTCTTTTTTCCACCCCCATTTCGCCTACGACTGTTTCTAAACCGGTCTAATAGTCGCATCATTCCAAGTTCCGATTCATGCGACACATGGCAAGGAATTTGTCGCAACATTCTTCTAATTACATTTTGTTGTCGTGCAGTTAAGCTTCTCCATTGTGCTTCAGGATTCTGAATGCGTGGTCTAACACGACTGGGGCGTGCTATTGCATTCAGTGCCATAGGACGAATCGGAACATTTGGATGTTGTTCTTCAATCACACTCCTCAATCCACTCTGGGCCAACGCATCTGCAAGTGAATTTGGACCTACATCACTACCATACCGACTCAGTTGTTGCAATGACAATCCAGAAAACATATCGTCATCTGACTCGGAGTCTTGATTTGCATGTGAAAAAGCATGCGGAAATCTCGCAACACGAGGACCTTGTGGTGGTGGTGGTGTCGACGGATGCAAAGGAATTGGGTTGATATATATGGGTGGAGAAGGAGGTCCATCCCCATAATCTTCATCAACTCCATAAAAATTACTAAGTGGATGAGTATACGGATTCATTTTATTTGTATTTATGAATAAGGAGACATAAAATAACACAATAATATAAAAATGTCAAGCTACAATTATTATTCCTTAATGAAATGTCGGTGCTATCAACCAATTAACAAGAAGTTGATAGAAACTGGCAGCGGGGGTGAAGTTATTCCAATCGTGGTCAACTTCAAAGTCTTTAGCATCATTATCAAAACTGCAACGGCGCAACGCAACGATTGTTTTACGCAGGCCAATCGACCAACGAATGTGTATAAAAGCTGGACAGGTGCACCAGCAGGATACGGCCAGCCCATTCGGAATCAATTCAACTGATTTTTTTAAAATCTACATATTTTTTAACAGCGTGTAATAGTATATAGAACGATGAGTTTCAAGCTCAATTTCATAACAAATGATGAACTGATTCGTTCACATCTATCACAGTCAATGAATGAATCACCCAATGACAGATTTCGTGTGTCCACGTTCATCCCTGATGACTTTTGCAGAAGTCATGACAATCTTGTTGAAACTTTGAGGGAACACATGATGGATGAAAAAAACACAATCATATTTGTCAATGGTGGAGATAGAGTGTTGGGTTTAATCATTTTTAAAATAATTAGCAGACCCATTTCAGCAATAATGGTTGAAGTCATATGTGTGCCTGAAACTGGAGAAAAAGGAACTGGCACAAGATTGTTGAACAAAGTTAAAGAAATTGCAGAAAAGGTGAATCTTCCAATATATCTTTTCTCCCTTGATGAGTCAATTAACTTCTATATAAAAAATGGATTCGAGAAACGCAAAGGAGGATTTTATGTTTTTCCTCCATCAACATCAGGTGGCAAAAGAAAAACAAGGACGACAAGAAAAATGAGAAAGGCAAAAACCCGAAGACACATGCATAAGTGATATTTAATTTTTTTTTCTTTTGTTAAGGTATAATAAACACTCAAAATCAATGGGAAGAAATCACACGCGTTCTGCCGACGGCTTTTATCACATCAACGGCAAAAAGTACGAATTCATTCGCGGCTCTCGTGCCCAGGTGTTCCATGGCACCGCTTACAAGACTGACGGCACTCCCGGTCTCACCAAGGATAAGCTGCTCATGAACAAGTATGGCCGCATCGTCAGCGCCAAGAAGCATGCAACCGCTAAGAAAGAGAAGCGTTTAGCGAAGCACGGCTGGACCGCCAAGAAGGGCAAGTTTGGCGCCGTTCGCATCTCGGACCTCAAGAAGAGCCGCAAGCACAGGAAGCATTAAGCGCATTTGATTTAATTTAACATGTAAAAATGAATAAATCAGTTTGATTCATTTTTTTAAACACGTTGACAACGTCTAGGTTTTGTGAGTGCGTTTATGCCTGCCTTTGCCGGCATGTGTATGTGTATTCTTGCGCGTGGCACGTCGAATACATTTATTGGTGCGGCGCGTGTGCGCATTCTTCTTGCATTCTCGCTTACGTTTTCTTGTAGCACCACCACGAGACAACTCAGGTGCTTTTTGGTTCCATTCTAGTACGATATTTCCAATGGCTTCATTGACTGCGTCGTCATATTTTCTGGGTTCATCTATTGTTTTTAATAAAGCCTGGTTATCCGTCTTTAACAGAGTTTTTATGAATTCAGGAAAAAGTGTTTTGTTGACTATTTTGTGCACAAAACTTGCTTTGGGTTGTCCAAGTCCTTGTATGTGTTTTCTAAGTGGAGGTAATATTCTGCGTTGATGTCGCAACATGTATTTCTCTTGCACCAATTTTTCATCGATTTTAACTTGATTCAAATTAGTGAGCAAGTTGAGCATTTCTGACGACATAACCGGCATATCTGCAAACCCAATTTGAAAAAACATTTGGTCCTGTTTTGTGTCGTCAATGATTTTCATCATTTTCTCTCGAAACATGTTTTCGGCTTCCCGTGCAAACATGATTTCTTCAAACACACCGTTCAACCATGCATTATACATTCTATTAGCATGCGAGGAATCAACTGTTTTTGCTTTCGTGTAAGTTTCATACAGATTGAACATGTGTTGGTCCATCTTGAATGGGTACTTGATTTGTTGTGCATTTTTTTTGTCCTTAAAGAATGCGATTGTGTTCTTTCCAGTTTTTTTGCGGAATGTTGCGGGAACCTCGTTATTTAATGGGTCAGGAATTAGAACAATTTTTCGTCCGATTCTGCGCAGCAAATTCAAAAAAGAATTTCGATCGGCAATCAGTCTTTCAGCAGTGGAATCATCAACCGCCGCAATATTACCCTGTTCTAAGTAATACCTTTCATTCAATGCAGTCATCATGACCCGAAGCTCTTTGATTTCACGAAGTAATTCATCTTTGTGTTCGAGAAATGTTGAATTATTGGCGCGAAGCAAGTACAACAAATAAATTTCAATGAACACGCGCAATCGAGAAAAGTCTTTCGGGTTTTTGCGCGCCATAAAAATGCGAATGAACAGGGCCTTGTCCTCATTGCAAAAAATGCAGACCAGGTCTAGCATGGTGGTTTTCATAGAAACAATATTGTCCACATTACGCACATATTGACTTATCAAGAGCTCTCTCAGGTCAGGGCGTGATTGGTCATCTGGATAGAGAGATTCATACAAAATCAAAAAATCATCGACTTCCTTTTTTACCAAATCTATTGGTTGAGTAAAATAACGATCCACTGAGCACATTTCATCACACACCATGCTTGACAACTGAGAAAAACATTTGGTTTCTTGTGTAACCAGTTGCACTTTTGGATTTTTCTTCAACCGTTTGCTGATGAGTCTGGTATTTGCATCACTGTTTGCATTTCCATACATAAACAATTTGATATCGTCTGAAGATTGAGGTGAAAGAATGAATTTGATTTCGATTTCATTGTGTGGTTTTATTACGCCATAACGTTTCGGACGTTCATAAAAGTTGGCATACAGAATCATCATGTAGAGAGAAAACAACAATAAAAATTGGCGTGAAACTTCTTCTCCAAACACAAAACAGTCAATATCATTCATTGGGATATTCTCGCAATTTTTTTTCAGTGCTTCCAATGCAATCACATCCAACCCTGATTCTGGAATGACTCCTCCAAATTCATCTGCATTCATGCCTTTCATAAAATCAGCGATGTAATATGACACTGCCGCACCTCCAGCTGCCACAATGTTTGCACTGCTGCCCATTGCGTCATTTGCCGCTGTAAAAGCAGCCACAATGATGTCAGTTCGTGTCATTGGATGTGATGGTCTTGGTGGCAACTGCTCTTCGTATCCAGGTGCTTCTCCAGGTGCTTCTCCAACTTCTTCTGCAACCATGGCAATTGGAAGCATGATTGGTCCTTGGTTGTCTGGCTTGATTGATGCCACATGAGCAATTTCTCCCAGATATTTTACATACTGACCACTTGGAAACATATCGAAAAACCTTTTTCCGTCAGACGTTTTAACAAGCGGATTTTGAATGATTGCAATAAGCATTGCTTTCACAATGAGAGATTTTGCTAGTTCATTATTGGGCAGAAGCAATTCAAAAAATTGGTTGCGAACTTCTTGAATGACTTCATTTGGTTTTGAACCAAACCTTGAAACAACTAGTTCATTTATGCTGTGTGAAATCAGTGGGTTTACTTCTTCATATGGTTCTGATTTGGTCGCATGCAGCAACAGTTCAAGCATGAGGTCCAATCGGCTGCAGTTTGAAATGGTTTTTGCGTTGTATGTCATCGGAGATGCAATGATGTTTTGGTCAGAATCAATGTTTGCGTTGTTGAAAACATTCTGCATAATGTAAACTGTAAACACGGGAACATTGAAAACAGCACCGATCTTTAAAATGAGAGAAATTTGGACCCCCAAAACATTGCTTGAATCACCAATCAACACCCTTTCAATTGTTAACAAATGACTGTTGAACCGCTCATCTTTGATCATTGAACGAAATGCACTTGATATTTCGGTTTCAAGAACTTCACCACCATCACCGCCATCAATGGAAATCAACATTTTGCAGTGTTGAACAAAATCAGAAAGCAATCCAATTTCTGGATTGAAACGCATTCTAATTGAGTCTTTCATTGTCTTCATTGCATCTGTGTTGTTAACTGCATCCAATATGGATTTGCATGCATCAGGAATTGCATTAAATGCTTGCAGTCCACGTTCCACTGCCTCTCTTGCGCCCATTTCTTTTTCTTGCTGCTTGCTTCCAAAAAGTTGCATGAACGAGATGTCTTCAGTTAATTTTGCGATTGGGCTAACTGCATCTTGTGCAGGAACTTGTTCTGCTGCAACCGGTGCTTCTGGAACTTCTGCTGCAACCTCTGCTGCTTTTGGTGCAACTACTTCTGGCACTGCATCTTGTGCAACATCTTGTGCAACCTCTGGTGCTTTTGGTGCAACTACTTCTTGAACTTCTGCTGCTTCTGGTGCTGGTGCAACTACTTCTTGAACTTCTGCTGCTTCTGGTGCTGGTGCAACTACTTCTTGAACTTCTGCTGCTTCTGGTGCTGGTGC